TTTTAGTAAAAGAGCCAAAAAGTCTGAGTTTTTTTGCTGAGCTCTTTTAGTAAAAGAGCCCAAAAGTCTGAGTTTTTTTGCTGAGCTCTTTTAGTAAAAGAGCCCAAAAGTCTGAGTTTTTTTGCTGAGCTCTTTTAGTAAAAGAGCCCAAAAGTCTGAGTTTTTTTGCTGAGCTTTTTTCCAAAAAAAGCTCCTAGCAGTTCACATCACGGATATAGGCGCGGCTGGGAAGTCCGCCGCGAATCCAGCCAGGTGATGCATCCTCCGTGATTAGATTCGTTGACTTCTGGATGTTGTCCTTAAGATTGGGAATCATCGGCGTGAAGACACCATCAAACTGCTGCTCGGTTATAGTACCACAATCCTTACCCTGGCGAACCATCTCGCTGTGCTGGAGGAGCGTCTCAACGTCCGCGTTACCGCGACCGCCACCCATGTAGGGTACACCGAGGAAGGGGCGGGCCTGCGAGCGGATTAGGCAGCGGTTGCTCTTGAACTCAGGCTGGTTACGGAGAACTGAGTCGGAGTCAATGGCGGCGTTGTTAAGTCCGAAGCCCTCGCGAGGGTAGAGCATAAACTCGCCAGTGGCAAGAGGATTTACATCTTTCGCGTTTGGCACGAGGTTTGTTGTCGTGTATTTGCCGGGTCCGACAGATTGCATAAAATACTGATCTAGGCCACATGCATCATCGCGTGTGTGTGTTAGACGATTAATCTCCATACTCTAAGAGCTATCAAGTTTTTTTGCATTCTTTTTTCTAAAAAAAGAATATCTAAAAAGCTCATAGGTATGCGTGAATCACAGGCCAAACGATTTTGTAAATGCATTAAGGCTGTGCGTAAAACGGTAAAGGCTCGCCGAGGGTCTACGAAGGAGGCGGCAGCAATTGCTATATGTACCAAATCAATGCTACAGTCCCGGGGTAGAACACTGAAGCGGTTTTCATGTAAGAAAGGTGCCAAACTTTTAACACAGAAACATTGAAAAAGGCCCCAAAAACTCGAGACTTCTAGTAATACTGGAAGCATCAAGTTTTTTTGCTGAGCTTTTTTCCAAAAAAAGCTCCTATTTGCTCAACCAGGGTATAACAGCCCCATTTGTACCGGGAACACATGCCTCAGGATTTCCTTCCTTGCAAGTTTTACCAGGTATTTTATAAAGCCAGTTTTGGTAAGAATCAACATCATTTGGAATACTCGTGGCGGGTTGAGTTATGAATTGGCGCTGGCTCTGCTTTCTTCCAAAAACATCAGTCGGATCACTAAAGAATTCCGTTCTGAAGAAATCATCCAGCTGCACTTTTACAGTTGGGTCAAGAACCGACGCCGCTCTCGGACGACCTGGATTGTACTTCAGCTCGTCGATAAGCACATTCATAAAAGGGTTACGAGCCGATGGCTCTGTCGTGTATGGCTTCGACTGTATACCCGTGTTTTTGGAACCAATTACATCTACCGCAGGAGTGAGTCCATCTAATTTATGGCGTTGCTCTTCTGCAAAATTCATTCCAGCCTTATTATTTTCATCGGCGTTCTTAGCCCATTCCTTTGCTTTTTGTTTTATAGTTGCATCTGCAAAGTTTTCACTCTGTCTTTTTATAAAAATCAGACTTATAATATTTGGAATCGAAAACAAAAGTCCTACACAGAGGCCTCCAAGAACTCCGTTCGCATTTTTCATAGCGGCTGAAACAATTCCTCCGAATGCTGTAAAAATTAGTACTATAACAACTATTTGATTTACTAATTCGCTAGCACACGAGTATGCCGCAGCTCTGAAGGGTGATGTTTTCAATAATATTGATGGTTTCTCCCAAATGTATGGATCACACAATATATTTGCGCCCATCTTGACCTCTATCTATTCTTTACGTTTACTTCTTCTTGCGTCTCGGTACAGCAATAGAAGGAAAGTCCTCGGACTCATCAACGGTGTTCTTAGATACTACAGGGGCGGAAGCACCCGCTCCTACTGCCTTCTTCGCCTCCGCCTTCTTTCTGAGGCGCTCGCGAACCTCCGCTAGACGCCCATCACCCGTGTGGCCTGGCATACGGGACATGTCCTTCTCATTTACATTAAAGGCTGAACGGAAGGTCTCCATGAGGTCGACAAACGCCGGATGAGACTGAAACTCCTTAATCATCTCCTCGGCCTCGGCAACAAGCTCCTGGGGCCGTAGCTCACCACTTGCCACCTTCTGCTGAAGCTTCTTTCCAATACGTGTCATCGCCGACTGGATTACCTGCGGGTTACCCATAGAGGCTGACATGAGAATTTCAAAGGCACGTGTCGGGTCACGCTCACAGGCCTCAAGCTCCTCGGGCTTCAGACCGAAATCCTCAGGCTTGAACTCCTTCACCATGTCCTCGGCCAGCTTGGCGAGCTTGCCCTTTAGGAATTTCTCAGGAAGCGGCGGGAGATTCTTGCCGGCCGTGCCAAATGAGCTGAAAAACTTCTCAGATAGCTTCTCGAAATCAATCTTATCCATAGAGGCACGAGCATCGCGCATCATCTTCTCGGCCCACTCCTTCGTAAAACCGTCAGTATCCTCCTCACCAAGGAATGCCACATTGAGATTAAGGACAGCAATATACTCGTAGATTGCCACACGGCTCTTGTTACCGATAGACTCCCATAAGGAGTCTGTGACCACTACACCGGGAAGGACTGTACCGGGATTCGTCTTAGCATCAATTGATGATAGGCCCTTTGTAGAGGTGAATACTGACTCCTTGTAGGCTGAGATGCGGTCGGCGGAAGTTAGCTTTAGGGCGACTGAAACATCCGTGGCGAGTTCGGGAAAAGTCTGGGCGAGATCCGTAGCGAACTCCTCGTACTTCTTGTTAAACATCTCATTCAGCGTAGAGGATGACATTCTTATGTGTCTTGGTATATTGATAGGGATTTCTTTACGCCACTACGCTTTTTTTGAAAAAAAGCGTGCCAAAAAAACTCGATGCTGTTAGTATTACTATAGTCATCGAGTTTTTTGCTGAGCTTTTTTAAAAAAAGCTCTTTTTGGGGCCTTTTACAAAAAGACCAGTATTACTAGAAATATCAAGTTTTTGGGCCCTTTTACAAAAAGGGCATTTAAAACATTTTAGTATTCTTTGCCTTGCTACAAAGCGCGCACAGCACCTTCATGTACTTCCAAATGGCCTTCTGATTCGCGTCATTCATCGTAGCCCAATGCTTATCAAAAATGATAAGCGCCGCCGACATCTCGTTAAATTGACCGCTAATCTTCTGTTTCGCATACGTAATCACAAAATCTTCATTGTCATTTGCAATAGCCTCGTGGAGGTCGTGATAGACATGCTCGTAAAAAAGATCCAGAATCAACTTCGGATTCACCTTTTTCACTCCCTGAAGACCCTCAAGAGCGAGTTTAATGTCGCGCTCTTCGGGATATGTTTCAGTAAGCTCCTCGAAAAAACGGAGGAGCTGGGTATTAAATGCACCGAGGGCTGACATGTCTTGTATGTAAGTGTTGGAAATTCTTTAACCGGCCTGCGCTTTTTTGAAAAAAGCGCGCCAAAAAACTTGAGGCATCTAGTTTTTTTGGGGCCTTTTTTTCAAAAAAAGGCCGCTCCTAGCGCTTCAACACCTGCGGCACGCCCGCATTACGATCCCGCTGATACGCCTCCATCTGTTTATCAAACATTTCCTCCTTCTTCGACTTCTTAAGAGACGGCTCAGGTCGTCCCCCACCGTCCATAACCCTGTCACTAGACCCCGCCGCCCCCCCTAGGAATGAGAAAGCACCAGGCATCGATGTACCCCCAGTGCCCTGCGCTGACGTATCGACATCTAGACCACTATAACTAAATCCCTTAGAGAAGCTACCCTGCTCGACGGTGTTCCACGCGTCTGGCTCACCACCAGCACCTGGAACAGGTCCCTGATGGCCTGCCGGTCGTAGCTTCGCACCCTCCTTCATTTTCTTCTCATAAAGCCAGTTCATCACTTCAGAATCAGTCTTTGGCTCAGGATCCCCTGATAAAACAAGTGTCGGAACCTTTTTTAGCCAAGAGGGGAGAGAAGGGCGCGTCGGCGACTTATCAACGCAAATATAGTGAAATAAATTCTTCCATGGAGTTGCAGATATTTCAGTAATAAACGCCTTAGACCAAGGGCATCCGTTGCTATAATAACAAATATGTATTGGTCCTCCGGACATTGCCTACTATCGCATAATGGCAAACTTTAATTTCCTTAGCGCACGCATCCTCTCTCCCGTAAAATTGAATCCTCTTGAATGAAAAGAAGCGGTAGAGAATGTCAGCCCGCCGCCCATTTAAGATTACAAAGCCTGCAGCGCAGCCTACAGAGTCAGTCTTTAAGAATCTTACACAGGTTTCAAAGAACATGATTAAGTTTCAGCTGACGCCAACCGATGTCGCCTACGCAAACGTACTTCGCCGCGTGATTCTAACGGAGGTCGAGTCCGTAGCCTTCAGGTCGCATATCCTAGAGGATGGTAGCACATCTGATATCAAGGTTACGAAGAATAGCACGCCAATGAGTAATGAAATGTTGGCCCACCGCCTGGGACTTATCCCCATCAATATTTCGAACCCACTCGAGTGGAATTCGGCCGAGTTCGCATTTAAACTAAATGTTGTAAACGACAGCCCTGATTCACGCGACGTGGTGGCTGCTGATATTCAGGTTCTACAGAATCGCGGGGCCGAGGAAGACCCCCTACCAATCCCAAGCGGAGAGTTCTTCTATCCTGACCCCATTTCAAAAGAGACCTCTCTGATTGCTGTGCTAAAGGGTCGCATTGGCACGCAAGAACCGGAGACACTAACATTTGAGGCCGTGGCGAGTGTCGGTATTGGTCGTGAGAACGCCCAGTTCATTCCAGTGAGCCAGTGTTCGTATGCATATACCGCTGATACTTCTCCAGAGCGCCAGAAGGATTTCTTCGAGAAGTGGCTCATCGCTCACAAGAAGGTGAGTATCGGTGAACTCGAAACCAACTCCACACGTAAGAAGGAGCTCGAGCGCGAGTTCAACACCATGGAGGTCGCCCGGTGTTTCATGATTAACGAGCGCGGCGAGCCAAATAGTTTTGATTTCACTATCGAGTCCATCGGTGTTCTCGACCCACTCTATATCGTGGCGCGGGCCCTCCAGGTGATTCAGGAGAAGCTTCTCACGTACGTTTCAATTGACACAGGCGACCTTCCTAAAAACATCAAGGTTCGCCCCGCTGATGCGAGAATGAAAGGCTTCGACTTTATCTTTGCCGAGGAGGACCACACACTCGGTAACCTTCTACAGTGCTGGATGGATAGCAACTTGCTTGACAGTGGTGAGATTACTTATGCAGGCTACAAGGTACCGCACCCGCTCAAGGACGAGATGCTTCTCCGCGTGGGCGTTGATGATGGTAAGGAGACAACAGCTCGCACAATGATTTCAAAGGCAGCGCAGGCTTGTGCTGACATGTTCCGTCGTTGGAGTACGCAGTGGGCTGCTCTTGGCGGTACTTCCGCTGCTGTTCCACCAACGGTGAAGGCGGCGCTTCAGACAGCACGACAGAACCGCTTCGTGAAAACCTAATGGTAATATAGGTAAATGGAGGAAAATATACATTTTTACTGTATTAATTTAAAATCAAGAGCAGACCGCTGGAATAAATTTTCCAATCAACCCGCAATTTTGCAAATAAAGGAAAAATATAAGTTCGAGCGCTTCGATGCCTACGCCGGCTCGACGATTGATATCAAAAATGATAGTCGTATTGCTCTTAGGACAAAGCGTAATATCAAGGAGGGTTCTCGCCGCGACCACGAAGATCTTAACACGGCCGGCGGAGTTGGCTGCTACCTGAGCCACGTGGAGCTCTGGAAAAAGATTGCCGATGGAAAAGAGCCATACGCAATTATTTTTGAAGATGACACGAAGCTACCCGATGATTTCTTAGAGATTTTTGAGAAATGTCTCTCGGACCAAAACCTCCTGCCTGAAACGCCCGACGTATGGACGTTTTCATACGGCTGGGAGTTCTATTACAGAACAAAAGGAAAGAAGGCACCGCAAGATATTATGACAAATCACCGTGGACCATGGGTTTTTAACACATGCCCTGGTGGGCTGAATGGATACTTTATAACTAAGGAGGGCGCCAAGAAACTCATTGCAGATGCCTTTCCCATTGACATGCACGTCGATTTATATATATGTCTCTGCTCTGAGCTGAAAAAGATTATATGTGTATCACACAAGGACTTGATTCTGCGCCTACTGGTTGAAAGTGAAAAATCAGATATTCAGTTACCTTCTGAATGTCTCATTTGTGATATTCCAACAAACTATAGCTCGCATGGTATTCTTTCTGTAAATGTACCAGTACTTGCTATAGGACTTGTTACACTTGTTTTTCTTTCGCAGTTGGGACGGACACGTTAATCAACCTCTGCAATTGTGGGGCCAGCCTCTGGGGCCGAAGCCCCATCACTCATATCCTTCGCCCCATAAAGCTTCATAAGAATCGGCCGAATAGCTTCCTCAGCTACCTTGAGCCGCTCCTTGTACGTATCCTTGCTCTCGTCGCCGTTGTTATCAAGCCACTCGATATGCTCCTTGATAATAGCCTCAGCATCACTGACAGCGTTCTCTCCAATCTTCTCCTTCGTCTTATCATCACGCACCGTATTGCGCGCATTGTAAAGATAGCTCTCTAGCTCATTCTTTGCCTCCACGCGCTCCATCGCCTTCTTGTCCTCCTCGGCAAGAGCCTCAGCATCCGAAACCATGCGCTCAATATCATCCTTCGAGAGGCGCCCCTTCTCATTTGTAATCGTAATCTTCTCCGACTTTCCAGTCGACTTCTCGGCCGCCGAGACATTTAGGATACCATTTGCATCAACATCATATGTGATCTCAATCTGCGGTACACCACGAGGCATCGGTGGAATACCCTCCAGGCGGAACTTACCAAGTAGGCGATTGTCCTTTGTGAACTGGCGCTCACCCTCAAATACACAGATATCAACTGCAACCTGATTGTCAGAGTACGTCGAGAATGTCTGAGCCTTCTTCGTAGGGATAGTCGTGTTGCGCTTGATAAGGACTGTCATAACATTGCCCGATGTCTCAATACCAAGACTGAGAGGCGTCACGTCTAGAAGAAGGATATCTGTCGTCGCGTCATTTGTGTTGTTGCCCGAAAGGATGTGCGCCTGGACTGCAGCACCATAGGCAACCGCCTCATCTGGGTGAATACTCTGGCATAGCTCCTTACCATTGAAAAGCTCCTTGAGAAGTGCCTGGACTTTAGGAATACGCGAGGAGCCACCTACAAGAACAACGTCATTGATATCGGCCTTCCCCATCTTCGCATCCTTTAGCACCTGCTCGACAGGACCCATGCACTTTCGGAAAAGGTCTTCGCACAGCGACTCGAACTTCGCACGCGTCAGTGTCAGCTGGAGGTCAACACCCTCCGCGATACTGTCAATCTCAATAGCAGTCTGCGTGGCCGTCGAGAGTGTCTTCTTGGCCCGCTCGGCTGCGAGGCGCGACCGTGCAAGGGCACGCGAGTTCGAACGAATATCAATCTTTGTCTTCTTCTTGAACTCCTCAATCATCCACTCGACGATGCGGCTGTCGAAATCCTGCCCGCCAAGGTGCGTGTCGCCACTCGTCGCACGGACCTCGAAGATGCCGTCCTCAACTGTAAGAAGTGATACATCGAACGTGCCGCCACCGAGGTCAAAAATCACGACCTTGCGCTCAACCTTACTTGTCTCGTTGAGGCCATAGGCAATACAGGCGGAAGTTGGCTCAGCAAGAAGACGAAGAACGTTGAGACCGGCGATGCGACCGGCATCTTTCGTGGCCTGGCGCTGGGAATCATTAAAATAAGCGGGAACCGTGACAACAGCATCCTTGACCTCCTGGCCGAGATAAGACTCGGCAAGCGCCTTAAGCTTACCGAGAACCATGGCAGCAATCTCCTCAGGGTAGTAGCGCTTCTCCTCGCCCTTTGTCTCAACAACAATCTGAGGGCGATTGCGACCATCATCCACGACCTTGAAGGGCCACGTCTTCATATCACGCTGAACCATGGGATCGTCAAATGTACGCCCAATAAGACGCTTCGCGTCAAAAATCGTGTTTTGGGGATTCGTCGCTGACGCAGACTTCGCAGCGTCACCAATAAGACGCTCATCGCCAAAACTCACCACAGATGGGATAGTACGATTTCCCGTTTCTGATGCAATAATTTCAACACCGCCGTTACGCCAAACACCTACCATAGACATACACGTAGCGAGGTCGCAGCCGATGACATAGTTGGTAGTCATGTTTCTGTTATATTATTCTTCAAATGTTTTTAGGCCTCGAGAGGTGTCTCAGGCTCTGAGTTTTTGACGACAGGAGCCACAAAGGCCGCCGCCCCAATCAGACGCCGCTGCTCGAAATCCTTTAGCATATTGACAATGCGAATCGCAGTTGAAAGCTGAACCGTATGCTTCTTAGCCCGCAGCGTATCAAGATACTCGACGTGAAGCAAGTGAACGACCGGCTTATACTCGAGAGGAAGCTCTGCGAATTTTAGTGAATGCGCCTTGTGTACTGCAACATACGCCGCAAGAGCATCTGCCGTCCGCTCACGTAGCGCCGTCTCATAGTCCCAGAACTCCTTTCGCTCCTCTGCATAGTGCTTCAAGTACTCAATCACCTTGCCCTCCTTGCGAAGACGAAGAAAGCGATCCACGGGATTCGCCTCAGCCCCCCGCAAACTACGCAGCGTGACATAGCCTAGCGCCCGCATCCGCCAGCGCGCACCAGTGCCGTCCTTGAAGACGAGCCCCTGCCACCGAAACCCATTCTGAACGGCCGTCCGGCGCATTAGTCCCTGAATATCTGCATCCGCGTGGAACATCTTGATTGGGTACGAGGGAATCTGAAGGCGGCGAAGAGGCGGCAGCCACTCCGATGACTGCTCGAGGAGCGCCACAACGCCAGTGGCCCCAACTGTACCCACATGTATGATATTTAGGTCAGGCGTGTGAAGCTTCTCGACAATACGATGCTCTGGGTGCTGGAGCACAAACGAAGCGAACGCCGAGACTCCTTCAGCATTATCCATCGTCTCGCGCAGATGCATTAGCAGGGCATCGGCAGTGCGAATAGGAGTTGCCGCGAGACACTCTGTAAACATCTCCGCGAATGTCTTCTTACTATAAAAGCCACTGTTCGCGCCAATCTTCGTGCGTGAACGAATACGAAGAACAGTTGGCTCTGCCGCTGTCACGAAGGCCTGCATCATCACGCCATCGAGGAAGTCCTGGATACTTGTAAAAGGTGTGTTGAGTGGCGCAGTACCGTCGGTTGCCTTTGTTGGTGCCACGCAGACAGGACGATTGTTTACAGTGTCCCACGCAACTGAGCGAAAGAGACCAGTGCCAGGAACACTGAACTTACTCTCTCCCTTCACGTAGCGAATAACCACATACGAATCTCCCGACTCTGACTCAACAACACGCAGTGACCCGCCCTCAGGGGACGTTAGGAACTGCTTTAGTTCAGGCCACGTAGGGAAACGATCGCGTAGACTCTCAAAGTGGTTTAGAATAACTGACATTCTATTTCTACTACACGGAAACTGTTTATGTAGTTTTAAATTTTTAAGCGAGGGATGGTCTGCGTGGTCCAGCGCTCACTCAAATTTCAAAGTAGCCGATAGGGAGAAGCTATGTCTGATATTATAGTTGCAGATCCAGCCAAGAGAGAAACTGTCGACGAGGAAGCATTTGAACTCGGCGATAAAGTTCTTCTTTTGGGAGGACAAATTGATAAATTACAAGGGCGAATTTATTATATCGACGAAAACTTAATTCGCATTTTACCTGATGGCGTTTCAGACCGCCTTGTTGATATTCCAATCGTCGATGGTGATTTGGACCCTGCCCTAGAAATAGAGCATCTTTACAGTTTATCAAAGCGGTCTCAACCCGCCTTTGTATCACAAATCTCCGCAAATGTGGGACAAATGGCGCAATCATTTGATGCAAATGGTGCACCTGGCCCAGTTTTCATAATAAAAGCCGTAAATGAGGGCACGGATAGTATCATCCTAACGGATGATACGGGAGACGAAACCGAAATAAACTTTGGTTTTAAAGGTATTCCACTAGATGTTCCCTTTGCCGTTCTCAGACCGCGTGAGTTACCAGTTGCAGATGATGGCGAGCCTGAAGCGGAAGTCGTTGAGGAGCAAGAGGACGTTTTTGAAGATGTTCTCGAGACTGAAATGGCACAACTCCGCCAAGCGGTAGGCCAAATTCAAGAAATCCAGGCCACTGACCGCATATATCCTGATGCCGACCAGCGTAATGATATGATACAAGATATGATTGCAGCGCTTCCCATAGCCTCACAAAAAAACCCAGACCAGCAAAAACTTATTCGTAGACTAGTCGAACAATGCCTTTTTCTCCGTAATTCCATCGTTGAGTACTCGCGAACTGGAGACCCCGTGGGACAGCTCGCTAGTTCTTTTATAACCCTCTCAGACCTCATAAAAAATCGTGAAATACCTTTGGCGAGGGCCGTCATACAATCAAATCGCACTCTATATTTGGACCACACCGCCGCCTCTCTCACAGCCGCAGCGCAAGGAAATCCACATACGGACCCTGATGAGGTTGCTGGCGCGGATCTCGATATCAAATACCTCGATGATGTCGTGAAAGCTACAATAACTTATATGGATACGCAACTTGGAGGAATCCAATCAAACTTATCGGTTAATTCACTACCCGCATGGTTCCTATCATGGGAAACACTTAATAAGGTCTATCACAAGTCATGGACGGCTACGGGTGACCTTGATAAGGAACCTTTCAAACGCGACAAGGAGTTTTTCCAGGCCCCTATACCTGATATGGATACACCAATTGTCGATGGAATTGTAACGGGGGGTATGGGGCGGGATGAACTTTTAACCGCGGACTTCGTTGGAAAAGTAAACGTGTCATTATTGCGTGGCCTCGGACCGCGCAAGACCCGTCTCGGTAAACAGGATGCACTCATTCAAGTAGAGTCAGAAGAGGCCGGCGCAGTTGTAAGTACGCTAGTCTTTCCCTTATCAGAGCAGCGCAATCTAGGAACTACTCGCTCAGGCAGACTCGCAAATGATATTGCCTATTCGCACCAGCCGCCTCAGACTATGTGGCAAATCCTAGAGCGTTTAGAGGGTGTTCCAGATGTTCCCACTGCAGGTGGAATTATCTCAATTGGAGATAACACCCTAGGAAACATTCCTCTAGAGAATTGGATGGCCGCGCAGCCACTCTACCCCCTTGGCCTCTCAGACGCAATTGTATCTCTCTCCAATTATGGATTTTCCGATATTGAATTAAATACTTTTCAACAGGATACTCTTGTTGCCAAAATCGATAAGTACCGTGCATTAATTAAACAGTATATTATTGAATTACGTGATGCTTCCACGGCCGAACTCTCCCAATTAAAACAGGAAAACAATCCCTTTTTAATTGGCGAGGCCTTCACCGAGCTCATGACAATTCTAGAGGGCGAGCCAATTCTCGCCTCTAAAATTCAAGAAATTCGCAATAAACTTCCCGCCTATAAAAACAATGACATCGCAATTGTCGCCGGCATCTTAGCAAATGCGGGTGACCTCTTTTTAACAGTTATGGCTCAGGTGGCTGCCCCTCTCGCCCGTGAAAGAACCCGCATGGTGCGCGACCAATTCTTAGAGGCTCTCAATCAGGCTCTAGCTAAAAATCTAAAAAATGAGAACGCAGGTGAAGATCCTGATGAGAACAACTGCCCGCACGTGGAAGACTACGTAGGAATCAATAAAATAAAGGATATCAGTCAGCGCATGAAGTTATTCGCCAAATTCGTTACGAAGTACAAGGGGTCTCGCCAGGATAATTGGGTGAATTGTGCGGCCTGTGGAAAACACTTGGTTTGCTACCACGAGGTCCTCCTTCTCCAGGAATTCCTCCACCCCCGCGAAAAAGATACAATTCACAAGGAACTTATCCTCACCTTTGGCGGCGAGCAATTTCACGGGCGGTTCACATGTAAGAATTGCGGACAGCCTCTGGCCGAACTTGAATTCGATACAAGTATTGAATTTTCTGATGACGGTGTCCCAATGAGTGGCCGCGCCGTGCTCGAAATGGATAATACTAATGTGATAGATGACCTTCTCGGTCCCTCGTCTGGTGAAACAGAAATCGAATTCAAGACCGATACACAGACAACAACATATAAGGCCGCGCGCAAAATATTCGACGTGATTGGTGTTTTTGCTAAGGCAGAGGCCTATAATCGCATCGTTCAGCGCGTGGAGACCGAAATTCTCAGACAACCGTCTCTCGATGCCTATAAGGCTATTACAAAGGGCAAGCGTGCCATGGACTACGATGTCTATATTAATCGTATTCTCGTGGCAGCGACGGCTGTGAATTGCGTAATTGAGCTCCAGACCGATATTCCAGGCTATGTGATGCGCTACAAGCTCGCTGGCTGCCGCGCAGGATTCTCAGGCTATCCCCTCGGTAATGAGAAGGACCGCACATGTATTGAATATATTGCCTGTGCTGTTGCATCTATACAGGAGAGTTCCGCCCCCTGGAGTTTGACCGGCTACCAGCGGGATTCAAGTAGCTCTAAGCGCCAAGATGCTATCTTAGTCGATATGGATAAGATTATGAAATCGCTTCTAGGAAACGCAACAGTCCAGCAGCAGATTTCTATGAAGCGCGCACATCTACAGGACTTATATGGAAGTGTGATATATTCAGAGCAGCTCCCAGAATATATCCCAGAAGGATTCGCACCATTCCCTTACAAACCTGACGAAGAGGCACCAGTTGTACCTGAGGCCGCCTCACCTCGCGATAAAATCCGCGGCTGGATTCTACAGGCGCACAAAATTAGCAAGGACAGTGGGATCTACGTGAAAGGAAACCCCTATTCTGATGCGACCTGCTGCCTGATGCCGATTCAGAAGCCTGGGTCTTTTTGGAAGGCTGGGGATCTCGTTGCCCTGCCACTGAAGAACCCTCCACGCGGACCTGTGAATTCCCACATCAGTATTCATTTTTCGCCAAGAAAGCTTGAAATACTCGAAGGTGTCGTGTCACCCGAGATTATTTACCGCATTTTCTTAAAGGTCTGCTACGATGGACCTCACAAGGGTCTCCCCCACGAGCCTGGTTACACAAATACGTGTAAGCACTGCGGATTCGTTTTCCCTGAGAGTCCATATGTACCACGTATATTCCCGCCGATAAATCCAAAAGATATGAAAACGTATTTAGAGGATATCGAGGCCGTTATAACAAAGGGCAAGGTGGCTCTCGAGACGCAGGGTGTTTCAATCACCAAGCAGAGTTTCGATGAGATTCTCGATGCCACGCACACGGCCTTTAAGGTTCCCCCCTTCGTTAAAAAGATTCCACTTGCTGGAATGAACCTCTTTGATAAACTGCGCCGTCTGGAGCCAGAGCCCTTTGATGGCTGGCGGCAGATGATTACGCTTACCATGGAGAGCCTTACGAAACTAACACCTGGGGCGGATGATATAGAGGTGGCTGAGACGTACGGAGAAATCTCGAATTTTGCGGCGAATATTCTAGCGAATTTCGAAGCGCGCATTGGGGCAGAGCACAAAATGACAATAGAAAGAGTTCTCCAGTCTGGTCCCAACGAAATGGTAGAAACTGTTCGCACGTATTTCCTCATTCCATTCCAACGGCTTATCTGCGGATTTCACACAGCCTCTCTCGAATTCAAACACTTTAATAATCCAACTGACGATGATATTAATAAGTCTATTAAAGCGCATTTAGAGTATTTAGCTGTCCTATCGAAACGGGCAACAGGCTCGACTCTTAACAAGCTTGAGTGGGCTCGTGGGCGTCTATCAGATGCCCTCCTCGTTTTGAAAAAGTATATTCGTGGACCAACGGTTCCTGGAGGCAACCTCGGCCTTTCTTATGTGACAACTGCGCTAATTGGAGGAATCCTCTCAGATTTTATGGATCCCAATTCTACGCCTCCTGGGGGTGGCGAGGCAGCAGCGGCAGTGAATTCTGGAGCTCGTGCCCCAATTCAAATTATAGATGTTTGTATTCAGAAAATCCGGAACGAAAACGAGGCCTTGAAACTTACTGAAGAAGAAATTGCCACGAAAATGGCCCGTCGCGAGCAATTAGAAAAGAACATCTTTACTAAGAAACGCGAGAAGATGACACCAGAAGAGGCAGCAGTTGATAAAATGAATAAGAAACTCGGTCTCAAGGAGTGGGCGGTTGGCGGTACAAAGGCAATTTATGCTTATGATCCAGAGCAATATGAGCGGGAGCGAGCACAGCGTTTAGAGATGGGCTTCCAGGAGTTTGTACCAGGCGACGTACAAGTTTCAGATGGATACGAAAATACGCAAATGGCTGAGGATGATTATTAACACAATAGTCTACAGTGGAGTACTTAACTTTGGCACAACACGGTAATGAGAGGGAGTTCTACCGTGGAGTGCAACAGTTTTAATTAATTAATAAAAGACCTTGCTTAATGACAGAGATGAGGACATTACTCCTCAGTGGGATCCTATATTTAATAGGAATAATCATAGTACTTCTTATTCGACCGGCCATTATGTTTAATGAGAATGGGGAATGGAAAGAGTTCGGGCTGCTATCAGCCGAGCACACCATATTTCCCTTTTGGATGTTTTGTATTGTCTGGGCCATTTTTTCATATATGATATCACTTTTGATAGTCGGCGAATTTAGTTCCAAGCCAGTCGCTGTCGTAGCTGGTATTGGGTCAAAGCTATATGAATCCGAAACCCCGGAAGATATGGTACCGGTTCTCCCATCAAAGACTAAGTCCAAAAAAAACGTGAAGAACACCGAAATGAAACCAGGCTACTACAAACTTGATACGAAGGAACTCGACCGCACAGGTGTACCAAAGTATCTCTACGTGGGCGAAGAGATGGGCGAGCCTGAACCGGTTGACGTATAAACCTGTAAAATACCTGTAATAAGCGCATTCATAACAACCGAAGTTGCTATTAATGCATTTATAGGACCAGCCGATGGTAACATTTCAAGCGGAAGTATAAAGAGGCTAGTGCAAAAAATACCTAATGGTGGAATCCAGCACGATTTCAAAATTGCTGTGGTATTTACCGCACCGTCACATACGTACTGTACACAGCCACTGCATAAAATACTCAAGAGTATGCTAAAAACCGGTAAAATGACACAGCCGAGTCCAGCAAAAGACCAGCCTGAAAGGGATGGGAACCATACAATAAGTCCAAAAGTAATAAGGGTCAAAATAACAGCGTGAACTAGTCCAAAGGTCAATCGTATGGCGTAGTTGAGTTCATAATTTGGTTCACTTTCGTTTCCGCTCATTTATCAGATGGCCGAAACGAAAGAACCAGATACTCACGCAACACCAGATTTAGACTTAACAAATTACATACGGGTTGACCTGCCGTATCCACCCGAGCAAGTAAAGCGTATCGAGTATTTTTACAAAAAACGCGAGCATAATCGTGCTAGATATCGTCCGACAAAGAATGGGGACCTTGCCGTATATTCAAAAACGGGAGAGCTCGAGGAGAGTATTCACCTTCTTACATACGTACCCCATGCCCCTGAAATGCGAGAGAAAATGGACCAGTCCCGCCTAGATGCCATAGGATTTGCTGAGACTGCATATGATGAGGCACTTGTTAAACTAGGCGAGGCCACTAGACGCTACAGAGAGTCAGGGTCAACAGAGGGTGTTCTTGCAGCACAAAAGGCTGTGGCGGAGGCAGACCAGATTCTTTCACGGGTTCGCTATCCTACGCGAAACATTCAAGAACTCGCTAATCCGGAAACGCGTGATATAAATTTCGAACAAGCAAAAGAGCAACGGAAACTTTTTTCAGGAACGGATCCTTTTAAGAAAAAGTTATCCCGCATTATAACTTTGGAACATAACCCCTATAATTTTTATGGAAAGTATGTGGAGGGTGGGCCAGACACCGAAACCGGCGTCGACATTGATTCTCAGGTTGACAAGGCCATTCCCTCTGACGGAGAGACCCGGCGGCGCCTCAAGGATGGTCGCATGGCACGAGTCTTTTTTGATGTCGAAAGCAATACGGACGCTAACACCTTTCTCAGCCCTTGCTGGCCCGTGGAATTCACGCTCGATGAGGTCCGCTACTTCACCGCCCTACAGGCCTTCGAGGCTGAGCGGGCCCGCATGGCGGGACAGGAGGCCCTCCGCGCCAGCATTTTACGCACGCGCTCGACACGTACGATGCGCTTCTTAACAAAGAAATTCGATACTCAGCCAAAGGATGTAAAAGGCCTCTGGCTACGTATTTTGACGGCGGTGTACCAGCAGCACCCAGAGCTTCTACAGAAGCTGATGACGACCGGCACTGATGCTCTCGTCTTTGCTGATATACGCCAGGGCCCATCGGGAACTGGCTTTGGAGAGCAGACGCGTGAGGTACTCGACCCTGCCCGCTGGACTGGAGAAAACGCCATGGGTATTGCCCTTGAAACTCTGCGGTATCAGATGCGTGAAGGAAATGCGAAGGAATCTGCTAAGACTGATACAGTGAAAGAGTCGGTTATTACAAAAGAGGAGCAGGATGCCGCGAAGGTTGGGGCTATCGTAGCGGCGAAGAAGAAGTTTCAGATTAAGCGGCCTGGGGCTGCACCTGGGTCTGGACCTTAGTTACTGAAGAGGATACGGTTTCAATGTTCCCTCATTTGCGTTACAGCTTACTTCCTCGGCAATGTAAGAATAACATACGTTGTTTTTGTCTTTATAGACGCGCTCGTGAATATTATCAGGGTGAGGATACTGAAATATACTTGGCGCCTCTATCTTATAGTTACTAAATACAATAATACCTATTATAATTCCCCCTATAAAAGGTATTATTCTAAAGTGACCGAGCATACTAACAACGCTTGAGAATTTAACTGCTCTCAAGCAGAATGTTTGAGTTTATCAAGACAGAAGCATATAATGTCGCTTTCAGTATAATAATTGGAATTGGCATCGTAGCTGTTTTCAAGCCTGGGTGTCGCGATAATGGCTGTGCTATAAAGCGGGCCCCACCCGTTGATGAAGTTGTAAAGACAACATATCAAATTGGCAGCAAATGCTATAAATTCAAGACTGAAAATATTGCATGTCCTACAAAGGGTATTATTGAGCCTTTTGAAACGGATGCTCTGCGCGCGGTAGCCTAATGGCGCAGCCATTCCGCGCTCTTTTCAGAATGAGTACACTTCTTTCGGATTTAGATTCCTCGCCTGCGCCAGGCAAGGATGGTGATCTCGTAGATCAAATCATAAAGGAAATGAACGGCGGAGGAAGTCCTCAGGCTTCAAATATGTTTGTATCTCCACAGGCTCCACCATCTCCGGCAATGATGCCGTCGAATCCTGGCACGATAAATAGCCAAATGTCGAATACGGCCCTCTCGTCGCACCACATGGATAATGGACCAGCTACCGCGCACATGATAGGTGGCTCTACCCCAACTCCCGCTGACTTTGCTGCAGCCATGGGTGGCGCGCCAATGGCCTATGAAAATAACCCCGCTCCGGCCCCACCCATACAGCGCCACTCTAAGCGCTCAATCCTACAGCGCCTTGGTGAGGAATTCAAAATTCCGATGCTCGTGGCACTGCTCGTCTTTGTCTTTTCTCTCCCGGTTGTGAATTTTCTTTTCGCCCATTATATTCCTTACCTTGTTATGCCGACGGGCCAACTAAAAACCATCGGTGTCATTATCAAGTCCCTCGCAGCTGGAGTCGTATTCTGGATACTACAACGTATTATTGTACCGCTATTTAGTCTATAGGGCCTCTTTACCGTCTAGTACTGGGGGTTAATCAGAAAATGATTAACCCCCTCGTTTTAGACCACAGAGTGGAGTACTCCACGGTAATTCCACATAACACTATAGAAATGAAGGTTAAATTGGAACTTATCGTAGCAGCGGTCGCTGCCTTCTATATTGTTTTAACATTCCCTCTAGGATTACTGGGTCTGACGGCTGCTATATCAGGAGCGGTCTATGTACTATATAAATCTGTAAGCTATGTCGCGGCCGTGCTTGTTGCATCAATTCTCGTGCGTCTTCTCACTCTCGCCCTAAAGCCAGAGCCACTAGCACGCCTCCCAGGATTTAATGGACTTCTCGAGAATTTCCAGCCAAGAGACCCAGTAAGCATTCACCAGCGCGTTGTTAACGATAAGGCACCTGGTCCGCTTGAGCCAAAGACTCAGGAAATAACGGGAGTTCTCGAGTCGGCGAAGATTCTCGACAGCCTTCAGATTGCGAATCTAAATAAGGCTGAGTCTGGCGGTTCCTCTTCGACACTCCCAGCCAGCCTCAACGGAATGCCGCCGATTCGCACGCCGCGTGAGGAGGAGATTATAAAGAATACATTCGCGGATCTTGGTCCTCGCGGCAATCCCTTTCTACAGAACGGGGCAGATGACAGCTCGGTAAATACGGCCCTTTCATCGCGCGGTGCCGACCTCAAGCCAGAGCAGGGCGCGGGTGATGTGCCGGCAACGATGGTAAGTCATGGGAGTGCCTAGACTATATAGTTTTATAATATTCTATGGTCCTTATTTTAAGAACTATAAAATAGTAAGAATGGTTCGTATATCAAATAAATGCCCTCCTGGGGTCCTATGCCTAACCCCAGGACTTTTGATTTTTGGCATTATAGCTATAATAATTGCCGCAGGAATCTTTTTAAGGGCGCCTGCATACCATACTATAGAGCGTAGCCCACAAGGCAGTCCTGTAACTCAAGTATCAGTTGAAACCCCAGGCGACGACCGTTACAATCGCGCACCCAAGCCAGAGCGTGATTGGCTAAGCCGTCCCGATTTATCTGTTATTGCTAATTCGCCTACCGCAATCATGTCAACGATTCCAACAATTGCCACACAGGGTATTCCAGAAACCTATCAGTCTATGGGTGTTCTAAAAACAGGAGATGGAAAGATTCTACCCCTCTATGGAAGACGCACTTCTTCCCGGTCTGATAGATTTCAGTACTATACACGTACTGACTCATATAATCCCGTGCAGTTACCCTTGGAGCACAAACGTCACAACTGTCAGGATGATGTAGGCTGTGATGAACTTTATGACGGTGACAAATTAAAAATAGGAGCGACCGGTGAGGAGGCTACCGCAACAATATATAGATTTTCTGGACCTACATATGTGCCAACTATTATTTTATAAGTTAGAGGTTCCTGGTACCGTCTAGTACCGTGGAGTACTTAAATTAAGTACTCCACTCTGCTGGCTAGAACGAGAAGTTAAGTGCTCCCCATGATACAAAGCCACGGAGTGGCTTTGGTTATGGGGAGTACTTAACTTCAGTACT